ATGGCCGCCCGGCCATCCATGCGTCCGACATTGGCAGCGTTGAAACAGAAGATCCTTAAAAAGATGGCCGGAAAATGATTACAGCAGACATTCGCGCAATCCTGATCGCAGACACTATGCTAGCAACGTTGCTCGGAGGTACGGTGACGAATAGGCTGCATACGTCGCTGCCGGTACCAGCGGGAGCTACCTATCCACTGATTATTTCTGAAGGGCCGATTGCAGATGTGCATGATGATATCAAGGTCGACCAGGGGCGTGAAATACTTAGAGACTTTCGTGTATATACTAAGAATTCATCGCGTAATCCGCAGAGCTGCATTAATATTGCGGAGAGGATTAGAGCTATCTTTCACGGTGTCGAATTTACGCTGACATCATGGAGGGCGATTGCATCGGCGATGGGTCCGATCATCGCAGATGAGTCAGATGTTTACGGGCGAATCGTAACGGTGCGATTCAGTTTGTTTTCATCCGGTTCTTGATCGGCTGACTTAACAGAGGGAGGTTATAATGGGGCTTCAAGGCAAAGTGCTGCTTCTTAAACAAGAAACCGCTGTCCCGGGAACTTATGTGACGATCGCATCGCAGAAAGTTACTGGCATAACGATCGATAACTCGGTGGTTGAGGACAATCACAAGGACATCGCGAATGGTTGGTCGAACGTCTTCCCGAGCGGGACAATAAAAACGATGGGGTTGAATGTTACAGGCACATTCGGCGGTGATGGCGACACGACTGAGGAGTTCGAGGCGCTTGCACTCTCGGCAGATCCGTCTGGCAATTTTCAACTCGAAGACGGAGAGAACAAGATCACAGGAGTATTCATGATCACAAACTACTCGCGGAGTGGGCAGTTCGAGGGGTTCCAGGATTATTCCGCGACGCTCGTCAACGTCGGAGCTGTGACAAAGGCCGTCCTGCCGTAATGCGTAACGTACACGCGGGAGAACTCGACATCGAGCTTGGGGGGGAAACCTACCCAGCGAAAATGACGTTCAAGGCGATGCAAAAAATCGAATCCGCACTTGATATCGACGCTGCTAGTCTTAGCAACGCGCTGTTGTCCGGTAAGTGCCCAATATCACAGTTGGTTGTATGTCTACACGAAACAATCAAGGCCGGTGCTGGAAAAGCTCCATCGATTGATGAGCTCGGCGAGATGGTGCTAGTTCATGGGGCGCAGAATTTTATCGAACCGATTGGAACTCTGCTACTATGGGGGATCATTGGGGGGGAAGCGTTGGGCCGGGGCGAGGAGAGCACCTCGAACCCGGCTACCCTTTCCGAAGATTCCAAGGCTTTGCAGTAACAGCACTTGGAATTTCTCCGAGCGAATTTTGGGATATGGGTATCCCTGAATTCTGGTCTGCATTCGATATATGGGTTGAAATGCACGGGCAGAAGACAAGCGGTCTAAGCCAAACAGAACGAAGGGAGATGCACGCAATGTTTGAGAACGCGCGAATCTCCGAAGCCCGAGGTAGAGCCCTTGGCTGTTGAAACCGTCGAAACACTCTTAATCCGTACGCGATTAGATATCGCGGGATTAAAACGTAAGACTAAAGAGGCAGAGAGGACAACGAATAACGCGACGGCGAAGATGCGCGCGGCGTGGAATAAGACCGCATCCGGCGTATCTCGTTTGCGCGGTGCGATTGGTCTCATGTCGGCGTTGATTGCAGGTGCGCTAGTAGGTAGCTTCGCCGTCGCCATCAAGAAGTCTCTTGATATGGCCGATGCCATCGATAAGAACTCAAGCAAGATCGGGTTATCGACAGAGGCTTACCAGAAATTCGCCTATGCTGCTGATATCTCAGGAGTAAGCGCGCAAACGTTCGCCAAGTCTGTGCAAAAATTAACTCAGGGATTCAGCGAAGCGCAAAACAATACTGGAAAGGCGAAAAACGCTATCGCAGAGTTGGGGCTTGGTTTATCCGATGCGAACGGGACGGCGTTAACCACCGAAGAGATGTTTACGCGCGTCATGCGCGCATTGGCCGGTGTCGAGGAACCGGCAAAGCGATTACGGCTGGCCGTGAAATTGTTCGGCGAAGAGGGCGCGTCGATGGTAAACATGGCTAACGATTTCGACGCGCTAACGGAAGAGGCCGAGAAGCTAGGCATCGTCATGACGGCTCAGACGATCGCGGATGCGGTAAAGGCGAAAGATGAATTCACGCGGTTGAGCACTATAACGCGTGCGACGTTGACCCCCGCCCTGGTCCAGCTAGCAAAAGACATGATTCCGCTAGTCAAGCAGTTAGAAAGCGTCATGAAGTATACACATGAAGTGTTTCAGGTATTCTCGGATACCGATGCGCTTGATTACGACCATACAATAGGCCGGATCGTTGGAAAGACTGACGAACTGATTGCGGCAGAAGAGAAGCTGGCCAGCCTGCGAAACTCCAAGCTCGGTCGAATGCGCATGGCCGTTACTGGCGAGTATATGGTTCTGGTGGACGAGATAGCAGCGCTCAAGAAGGAGATTTCAGACCTCGAATCGCATCGTGCAGATCTGGAAAGCGCACTTGCGTCGTCCGAAGCTGGCGGATCGAGTACTGACACACAACAAGATGTTGAAGCAAATGCTAGTGCGCTCGAAGCGATCCACAAGGACTATCTCAGAGCTACAGAGCAGACCATCCAGCTGATCGAAGAAGAACGCGACGCGAAGCTGAAAGCGCTTGACGCGATGACGCTGGGCGAAGAGGAATACAACAAGGCGCGATTTGAAATCATGCAGGCGGCCAATGCAGATATTTCCGCGGCGGTCGAGGCGAGTGTCGAAGAGACGGCAGAGAAGATTACCCAGTCTACTGATAAACTCACATCCGAGTTTGAAGAGATGGGAAAATCCGCGTCCCGTGCATTCGCGGACATGTTAATAACTGGTGAATACACATTCAAGCAGCTTGGAATTTCGTTGCTGCGGGATTTCTTGTCCAAGAGAATTCAAGCTGGTGCGAGTACTGGAATGTCCGCGCTGGTCGCGAGGTGGGGCGGCGCGGTCGGGATGTTCGCAGGGTGGTTCGGCGGTGCAAGGGCTGATGGTGGGCAGGTGAGAGCGAGGAAAACGTACCTTGTGGGCGAGCATGGGCCCGAGATGTTTGTGCCCGGTCGAAGTGGTGTCATCGTACCAAATGCGCAAATCGGAGGGCAGTCTGCTACCGTGAATGTAACTGTTATTACGCCGCCGAATCACACAGCAGACGTCACGCAGACGCGCGGCAGCGATGGGGGTAAAAACATTCAAGTCATGATTGTCAACGCTGTGAATCGGCACATCGCCAGTGGTGGAGCAGATCGCGTTATGGGACTGCGCTATGGCGCAGTGCCTAGGGGCACGTGATGGCTGTCTGGCCTGTGACTCTGCCAACCGCAATTCAATTTGGCGCAGCCATCCAAGCAGGAGAAAATGTTCTTCGTACACCGACCGTTCCTGCAAAAATGCGGCGGCGATTTACAACAGACATACTGAAATTCAGCGGTAATGTGTACATGACGAGCACGCAATTATCTACGTTCGAGGCATTTTTCGAGTCGACGCTTGCTGGTGGCACACTCCCATTCGACTGGCAACATCCGCTTACCGGAGCCACGGTATCAATGCGTTTTACGTCGCGGTATGAGACGGTACGCATTGCTGTCAATGGATTCGCTGTGTCTCTGCCTCTGGAGATACTGCCGTGACACTCGACGCAACCGCCACTGCATCGGTTAACGCGCGGGAAACGGGCGAGGTATGGTTATGGCTGCTAACGATCTCACACGTAGAGTGGCCGACCACATTCCGTTTTGTCAATAACATTACTCAGGTCATTAGTAGGGGCGACACATTTGAGCCGTGGGTGTTTTCGATGCCAGTGCCAGAAAGCAACGAATCGCAACCGCCAAAGGCGACACTGACAGTTGATATTATTGATCGCAAAATCATCGAGATGGTACGCAGTGTTAGCGCACCTCCGATTGTCATGGCAGAATTGATTATCGCTAGCGAACCAGATACCGTGCAGGCATCACTATTAGATTTGACCATGATTTCCGCGTCGACAGACAGTGTCACAATGACATGTGAGCTAAGAGCCGGTGACGTGCTGCATCGTACGGCGGCAGCGAAGCGATTCGATCGCGAACTATATCCGGGTCTGTTTCGATGACTTGGGCTAACGCATACGTCGGCATACCGTATTGTTCTGGTGGGCGCGATCGGAATGGATGCGACTGCTGGGGGCTATTCCACTTAATATCAAGAGAACAATTCGCTAGGGACATCCCTAGCTATGCGGGCGCGTACGCTGACGCAACAGAGCACGCAGAGATTGGGCGGCTAATTAATAGCGGCATCTCTGACTGGAAACGCGTCGACATTGAGGAGCCAGGAGATGGGCTGCTGATTCGATGCGTTGGCGCGCCACATCATGTGGCGACGGTAATAGACAGGCTATGGATGATTCACGCGCGACATGGGATATCGAGCGAAATTTGCAGAATCAACGACTGGAGGGCGCGAATTGTCGGATGTTACCGTTTACGCGCAGAATAGCCCATTCGGTGACGGCAGATCGCGGCATATTGTAGCACATGGATCAACGATTGCTAGCATACTAGCACAGTCAAAAATCAGTGAAATGGATGGGTCCACGCTGCGGGTGTTATGCGATTATCAAGTGATCCCAACCGAGCAATGGGATACATTCGTACCTGGCCCGGGAGCGTTTGTGTTCGTGCGGAGAATCCCCCAAGCAGCTGCAACGTTTCTTGCGTTTATGGCATGGATGTCTAGCGCCGCAGTGACTGCCGCCAGCACAATGACGTTTGGACTCGTTGGTGCTGGAGCGTTGGGCGCTGTAGGTGCTGCGGCTGGGAGTTTTGCGATCGGCATGGGGATTGGTGGGATAGCTGCTACATACATAGCACTAGGTGCTATTACGATTGTTGGGTTTGGCGTCGCAGCAGGGGCATCATATCTAATCAGCCTTGCACTCGGTGCGCTGGTAAAACCGCCTCCGCAAATCAAGGATAGCGGGCCGGGAACATCGCCAACGTTGAATGGCACACGTAATCAAGCGCTACAAGATGCGCCCGTGTGGAAAAACTACGGGAAAAATAGAGTATTCCCGCCGATCGCCATACAGCCGATGACGGAAACGCTAGGCAACAAACACTATTTGCGCGCTGTGTTTTGCGTTGGGCATGGCCCACAATTACTGACCAACCTAAAAATAGGCGACGTGCCATTCAGCGAAATTGCAAATCTTGAATATGAGACACGCGAGGGATGGCCAACGGATCTGCCGTTGACACTGTACCCAAACAAAGTAATTGAAAACGGCAATGCGATATCATTCCCTACGGCGCGCGGGGATGATCCTACTGCGTCGGCAGATAGTGAATGGGCCTACAAAACGACAACCGTCGATTGCGAAGAGATTTCGCTTGAAATATCGTGGCCTGCTGGGATATATAGGATGTCTAAAAGTGGCGGAACAGAGCGATTCAAGATGTCGTTCACGATCGAGTATCGCAGAGTCGGTGATACGGCGTGGACGAACCCAATCGGCTCAAACATCGCAGCGTTGGCCCCGCCTCCTGGTGTGTCACAAACTGCTTGGGATGCATACCTTGCGACTGGGCTAGTGCTTTCAGCGGCGGCGTATGCTCTGCAATCTGGGTTCACGGTTGGCGATGGAACGTTAGTCGCCAATTCCGACGGGACGATGACAATTGATGGCAATAAGCAGAAAAGTTGGATGCATAGAGGATTCAAGTGGCGAGTCCCGGTCGGACAATATGAAGTGCGTATGATGCGACGTGAGGTAGAGACGCCTAATCATTGGGCAGGCGGCACCGGTTCGGCCGGGACTATGGCGGATATGACATGGGAGATACTTCGATCAACGAGCTTTTCGAACCCGATCAACGACACCAACGTATCCCTAATAGCAATACGTGTCGAGAGCTCGGAAACGGTAAGCGGAATTCTTGATCAAGTCAATTGCATAGCACAATCATATTTACAAGCATTCGACGGATATTCATGGACGTATTGGCCTACACGCAATCCTGCGTGGGCATATATAGATTGGCTCACGGGAGACAAGAACCCCGCCCCAATTCCTATATCACAAATTGATTTACCCACGTTGATGCAATGGGCTGCGAGTTGCGACAACAACGCGTGGTTCTTCGACCATGTAGTGGATTACGAAACAACGGTTTTCCCTGTGCTAGAATTAATCGCTGGTGCTGGAAGAGCATCATTCAACACCGTCGATGGCAAATATTCTGTCGTTGTAGATGAGCCAAAGAGCGTCATTGTACAGCACATAACCCAGAAGAATTCATGGGGATACTCATCGACGAAAGATTTTATCGAGCCCCCGCACGCGTTAAAAGTGAAATTCCGAAACAGCGCAGGGGGAAAATATAACGACGACTTGATTGTTGCTTACGCAGACGGCTACAGTGCGGATGGTGATGGCGGAACAGAAATTGCTACGAAATTTGAGGCACTGGATCTGGCGTCGTGGTGTACGAACCATTCGCGAGCGTGGAAAGAAGGCAGATACTATCTCTCAGTCGGAGTGCTGCGACCAGAAATCTATAAGAGCACGATCGACCTAGAGCAAGCCACGATGCGCAGAGGAGACCTGTTTTATTTCGAGCACGATGTGCCGATGATCGGATTAGGCGCTGGGTGGGTTAAAACTGTAGTTGATATGGCTGGCACAGTCACTGCAACGACTGATGAGCTGTGGTTTTACGAGGTGGGCAAGACATATCAAGCGCGATTCCGAAGCCAAGACGGAACGTCGACGCTAGTGACGCTAACAAACCCTGCAACGACAAGCACTGTCGAATCTAATGAGCTCGTGTATGTGGGGGCGGCAGTTGGCGTTGGGAGTCTCGCGATGTTCGGAGAGGCGGGAAGCGAAAGCTCAATCATGATTTTGACTGCTAAGCGCCCGAACGCAGACCTGACGTGTGATATCGAATTTCGAGATTATGGTCCGGATATCTTTCTTGCCGATCAAGGTGTGATCCCTGAATTTGATCCTAACATTACGCTGCCAGGCAGCCATATTAACACCGCTCCGCGTGCTCCTCGAATTTCG